ATGGCGCATTGGGAAAGCAAACATTCGGCGAAGAAGCCGTGGAGCCTGGGCAACGCCGCGGAGCTTGGGCAGCTGCTGGCAGTCAGGTGCAACCTGTGCCGGCGAACGGTGCATTTTCTCGCCAGCGACTTGCTAGAGTTCTTTGACGACGAGACCCCAGCGCTTCGGGTGGCGTTCCCTTGCAGCAGATGCGCCACCCAGCAGTTCATGCGCGTGAACCTGCGGTTGCCCGACCCTGGCGATTGGGGAAATCTCCTGGTGCGCCGGCCTGCGGAAGTCGTGCGTATCCAGAAATGGCGGACGGTGAGGCTCGGCGACAATGCTCGGCCGGCGCCGCCAGCCACAGTTGAAGAGCAGATGAAGCGGGAAGCTGAAGAATTCGACGCGCAGGCGGCCAGAGCTTATGAACCGCCCGGGAAGACCTGACTTCGCTACGGAATACTGAGCGCCGTGGCTTGCGGATTGATCGGATAGATAGAGGCGGCCGCCCAGGTGGTGCCCACACACTCGGGACTTACAGCACGCAGTTGCTCGGAGCACTGCTCTTCCGTCGCGACCGGGTCGTCATGCAAATACAGGCGCCCGTCCGGTCCCCTGACGAAGACGCATGTGGCAATATCCAAGCCGTTCTCCAGGCCGGTCGCCGAGTAGCTCATGCTGACAACCGTGCCACCGACCTCATGCGACAGCAGCTCGAAGCTGCCTGGATAGAGCAACTGCTGCTTCGCCCGTTCCCGGCAAACCTTCAGAGCGGGGTCCATCCCTTGTTCCGCCGCTGCGACTGACCCTAGAGATTCAATGATGGTCTGAGCAGCAGCAATCTTCCTCTGCCGCGCGGCTTCATCGCCCTGAAACTCACCCCAGAAATAGTATGCGATGGCCGCCAGCACCGCCACGCAGGTCAATGAAATCAGCGCCTTGAGCATCTTCGGCGCCCTAGATCGACCTACCGAACCACATTAGGCGGGCGGCAATGCGCAGTGACGGCACATCGTCCGGCTTCACGGTTTCGGGCTGGTAGTTCTTGTTGTCACTGCTGAGGACGATCGAGCCGTCGAGCAGGATTTGCACGCGCTTTAGCAGCGCCTGGCCATTGTAAACGACCACATAGAAGGCGTTGTCGATCACTCGGTCGATCGACGTATCTACGAGCAGAACGTCGCCGTCACGTATGGTCGGCTCGTTGCTGTCGCCTTTGTTGGTGAGCACATGGGCGAAATCCGGGTTGATGCCGACGCGGCGCAGCCACTCGCTTCGGAACGCCAACATGTCGACCGGGTCCCCCTCCTCGGGCACTACTGCGCCGAAACCAGACGAGGGCTGCACGTCGAAACGCGGGATCAGGCGAAACTCAGACGGCGGCAACTCTTGATCCTCACGGCGCATCGGGCCGCGCTCGAGCACCAGCCAATCGAGGGTCACACCGGCCGTCTGTGCAATGATCATCAGGTTGGACAGCCCTGGGACGGTCCCACTGAGATAGTTGCGCATCGTCGAATCAGGAATTCCGGCGCGCTTCGAAAAAGCGTGAAGCGTCTCACCAGATATAGCGATGTTCAGGCGGTCCTTGAACTCCATCATCGGCCCGGCATCGAACTTTGACGGCCCGTCAGAGTTGGTATTGAAGTCGCTAAATGGCATTTTATCCAATAAATCCAATATCTTAGCGCCTCGTTCGCTGAAAACCGCGAACGAGGAACTCTGACCTGCGTCAGTTCGCTTTTTGTAGTTGCTAGATTCGCTATTTTACGCGACATTTGTTGCCACATGAGTTGCATAAAGGACCGGGGGGCGTGCCACCGCCTCCCACTCCGGGGATCAGAGATGACGAACAAAGGGATCACCCGCTGGGACAGAGCGGGGATCATTGCCGAAGTGCATCGCCGCGGCATGACGCTGACGGGGATTGCCGCAGACGCCGGCCTTTATGCCAGCGCATGCCGCCAAGGTATCGGCGGCGGCAGCAAGGCGGGTGCCAAGGCCATTGCCGATGCACTGGGCATCGCATTTGAAGAGCTTTTCCCCGACAGCTACCTGCGCGGTCGCCATCACAAGGCGAACACTAACCGCAACGGAAGTTGCAACACTAGTGCAAATCCGGGTTCGCCCACTGACACCGCAAGGAGCGCTTGATGAGCTCTTTGTCAGTGCCCACCGGAATCTCTGACAAGGCTATCCTTGTCCGCCTCGATATCGCCTCGATCCGCATCGGCGATCGACTGCGCAAGCTGCTGCCCGACCGGGTCGCAACACTGGCGTCCGACTTCAGGGCTCGCGGCCAGTTGGACCCGATCGACGTCGTCGAAACCGACGATGGCCCTCGCCTTATCAAGGGCGCCATCCGCATCGCCGCGAAGCTGGCGAACGGTGAGGCGACGATCAACGCGGTGCTGCACCCCAAGGGGACGTTCGGCAGCGAACTCGACATCCGCGAGCGCGAAATCGCCGAGACGTTCGTGCGTTTCGATCTGACCGCCCTGGAGCGAGCCGTCTACATCGCCGAATGGCGCGCAATCCACGAGCAGAAGTTCCCACCGGCGAAGCCCGGCCGCAAGAAAAAGCCGGAGGCTGACGAGGCGCTCGACGAATTGAGTGCAAACTTTGCACTCAATTTCACAGACGTCGTGCAGCGGACGCTGGGGTTGGGTCGCCGCGCCATTTTCCTCGACCTGAAGGTCGCCACGCTGCCGGTCGAACTGCGCGACCAGATCGCTGCGCACCCAATTGCCGACAAGCAGTCCGAATTGCTCGCCCTCGTCGGCGAACCGACTGCGCGCTGGCCCAATCTCGTCCAGTTGATCCTCGCCGGCGCCGCGTCCGTTGCCGACGCGGTCGCCACGCTGGAGCAGCGACCGCTGCCTTCGAGGCTACAGCCGCACGAGAAGCTGTCGGAGGGCTTCTCCCGCATGAAACAGGACGATCAATGGCGGTTCTTCGAACTGCATGTCGAGGCGATCGAGCTTTGGCGCGCCCGGAGGGTCAACTGATGGCCCGGCGCGACACGAGCACCCTCGACCTATATCGCGACTATGAACCCGAGGCAGTGGTTGAGCGGTTCGAAGCCGAGACCACACGGGCTTTCAGCCGCAATGGCCAGCTGTCGAAGGCCGTGGCCCTCACGCTCACGAGCAGTTCGATGAGCCGCGACGAGATCGTTGCGGCAATGTCGGAGTTTCTCGGCGAGGACGTGTCGAAGGCTACCGTCGATAAGTACGCTTCGCCGGCGGCCGAGAACCACAGCATCCCCGCGCTGCGCCTCCTGGCCCTCGTTGCGGTCACCAAAGATGTCCGCGTCCTCAACACCATGCTCGATGAGCTGGGGCTGATCGTGGTGCCCAAACGCTACGAGGCACTGCTCCGCCGCGAGCAGGCGCGCATCGCCAAGGAGAAGTTCGAGCGCGAAGAGCAGGCAGCCGACGCCGAGTGGAGGACCCGCCGGTGAAGGAATGGTTGAATCCTGCCGAGATCGCTGCTGCAGCCCTGCCGGATCTGCCGTCGACCGAAAGCGCTGTGATCCGTCGCGCGAAACGAGAGGCATGGGACGAGCACCCCGCCTTCGCGCGGCGCCGTCAGGGCCGTGGCGGCGGCATGGAGTATCACTACCGCATCCTGCCGAGCGTCGCCCAGATCCACTACTTCCAGCGCCACGAGGTCGTGGCCCCTTCCAAGCCCGCGGGCGCTGCAACAACCAGCCCGCTGCCTCCTGCCAACGGCGCCACCGGCCGGGCTGTCCTGGAGCGTGACGCTCGCCTCGCCATCGTTGCGGCGTTCGAGCGGTTCGCTCGGGGGCTGACGCTCAGGCATGTGAGCTGCCTGCAGATCTTCTGCGACAAGTACAATCTCGGCTCGATCGGAGTCGACCAATGGGTGAAGGACCTCGTTCCGAGCGTCTCGAAGCGCTCGCTGGACCGTTGGCGTGCAGCGCAGCGCGACGGCGTCGCCATCGGCTACGACCCCAGCCAGAGCCGGCTCGGTACAGGGGTGCTCGACCGTGCCGAGAATGGCCGGATCGCAGAATGGATGCTGGCTCTTGTGGCGTTCGAGCCGCACCTGTCGGCTGAGGACGTTCAAACCCAGTGCCGGCACAAGTTTGGGGACACCCTGAGCGTCGGCGACAAGACGGCACCGATGCCGCCAGTAAGGGCGTTTCAAAGGGCGTTGAAAGCCCTCAAGGCCAACCCGGAAAACCGGGTCCTACTGACCAAGATCACCAATCCGGACCTTTACCGGTCCAGCATGCGGCCGAGCGGCACCGGGGCGTTTCGCTTCGTCACAGAGCCGAACGCGATGTGGATGGTCGATGCCTCGCCGGTCGATGCGCTTTGCATCGACGGTCGCCACTCGATCTACGGCTGCATCGACGTGGCGACTCGTCGCTTCGTCATCACAGTCGCCCGGACGCCGCGCGCCTCCGCCGTTGCTCTGCTAGTGCGCAAGGCTGCCCTGGCCTGGGGCGTGCCGGAGCTGATCAAAACTGACAACGGATCGGACTTCGTAGCTCGAGACACCAAGCGACTGCTCGACAACCTGTCGATCGAGGTCGATGTCTGCCCACCCTATTCGCCTGAGCAGAAGGGGTTCATCGAGCGGGCGATCAAGACCTTCCAGCACATGGTCGGACCGAGCCTGCCAGGCTTCATCGGCCACAACGTCGCCGACCGAAAGGCAATCGAGGAGCGCAGGAGCTTCGCCGATCGGCTGGGCGAGGACGATGCCAAGTCGTTCTCGGTATCGCTGACCGCCGCCGAGCTGCAGGACTATATCGATCGCTGGCTGGACGTCGTCTATCAGCACCGGGGCCATGCTGGCCTCAAGGGCGCGTCACCTGCTCAGGCGTTTGCGGCGACGACCTCTCGCCCGCGCCTGGTCGACCAGCGCGCCTTCGACCTGCTGCTGATGCCAGTCGCCGGGAGCGACGGCCTTCGGACGGTGACGAAGCAGGGCATTCGCGTCGATGGCTACCACTACTCGTCCGCCAACCTGATGCCGCGCCAGCAGGTGCACGTCCGGATGGACCCGCTGGACCTCGGGCGCGTCTACGTGATGTCGCCCGACCAGGGCCAGTTCCTCTGCGAAGCAATTTGTCCAGAGCTTGCCGGCGTCGATCCAGCCACATTCCACCAGGCGCGACGCGAGCTGTTTGCTGGGCGCATGCGTCAGGCCGAGCGCGGAGTGCGCGCCGACATGTCGGAAATTGGCCTGCAATCTCTCATCGCCAAGATGCTGGAGGTCAAGGCTCGCGACGTTCCCAACGTGGTTCAGTTGCCACGCCGCGGCGTCGAGCACACGACGCCGCAGATCGCAGCTGCGATCGCGGCCATGTCGCCGAATGCTTCTGTGCCGCTGACCGACGATGTCTCCGCCCTGCATGCCGAGCTGCTGGGCGAACTTGCAGCCGAGCTGGCGGCTCCGGCTCCGGCGCCGAGCAACGTGACCCTGCTGCGCGCCGAACTCACTCCCGCGCAGCTCTACCGCAAGGCGGTGGCGCTGGAGGGGCGGCTATCAGCCGGCGAGACGATCGATCAGCAAGACGCGCTGTGGCTCGGCGGCTTCCGCGTCAGCGCGACCTACCAGACCCAAAAAGAGATGCACGAGGATTTTGGCGAGCAGGCGCTGACCTGACGCCGGAAAAGCAAAACCCCGGCGGCAACCGGGGCTTCACAAGTCGAAGAGGACCCTAGAAATGAACGCACAATCGCCAATCGTCAAGCAGGGCTCCATCGCCCCGCTCAAGAACGTGGCGGCCTGTCTCGATGTCGCCAACCGGATCATCAACCGCAAGCCGGGTGTTGCTGGCCTCGGCGTGTTCTCTGGACCGTCCGGCTATGGCAAGTCGAAAGCCAGCCTCTACGTCCAGCACAAGAAGTCCGCGCTCTACCTGGAGGTGTTCAACTTCTGGACCCGCAAGCTGTTCGTCGAGGCGCTGCTGGCCGAGCTCGGCGTCCACAACCCGCGGGGCTCGATCGGCGCGATGATGCTGCAGGCCATCCGCCTGCTGCGCGACGATCCGAACCGCCTGCTGATCATCGACGAGGCCGACCAGCTGGTCGACCGACACATGATCGAGCTGGTGCGCGACATCTACAAGGCGGCCGACATCCCGGTGCTGCTGGTCGGCGAGGAGCAACTCCCCGCCAAGCTGGCACGCTACGAGCGGGTAGAAAACCGGGTCAGTGCCTTCTCCCTCGCCAACCCCTGCGACACAGGCGACGCCAAGGTGCTGGCGCAGGCCTACCATCCGCGCCTGCAGGTTGCCGACGACCTGCTCGCCCACATCGTTGGGCAGACCAAGGGCGTGGCCAGCCAGATAGTGGCGACTCTAGGCGAGGTCGAGGAATTCTGCCTCGGCCATGGTGCCATCTCCATCGACCTCGCCGGGTACGGCGGCAGCATCTTCACGGGCAAGGCGCCCAGGCGGACGGTGCGCTGATGCCGATCATCCTCAAGGTCAAGATCGGGGCCTCCCGCCCGATCCTGCGCGGCCACGACCATTACTGGTCGGTGATCCGCCGCCTCGGCACGGACGGCGCGACTTTTACGGCCGCGGCTGTGTCGATGGACTGCCAGCCTGGCGTTGAAGCCGACATACGCGATTTCATTCGCCGGCTCTGTAGGGCGGGCATCGCTCGCCGCAACGAGGCCGGGCTCGTCGAACTTTTGCAGCGGCCGTCCAACACGCCGCGGCTTGCCCGTGACGGCAGCGAAAACCCGCAATGGCGGGGTCGCCAGCAGATGTGGAACGTGATGCGCCGAAGTGTCGGCGGCATCGCGACCAAGCAGCTCGCGATCGACGCAACAACCGACGATGTGGCGGTTTCGGAAGGCGCGGCCAAGTCCTACTGCCAGGCCCTGCATGCGGCGGGGCTGCTGATCATCGTTCCGAAGTCGCGGCCGGCCATCTACAGGCTCACCGGCAGTGCAAACACCGGGCCGAAGGCGCCGAAGGTCCTCGCCAGCCAGTTGATCTACGACGAGAACCTGGCCGCGATCGTCGGCGATGTGATCGAAGCCGAAGAGGTCGAGCTATGAAGCCCGGTCCTCGCGTCGGCAACGCCAAAAATGGCGAGTTGAGCTACGCCGAAAAGGCCCTCAACGCGTGGTCACCCTTGCCCGACTGGGTTCAGGAACTGGCCGCCTACGCCGACGTGCACGGGGCAAAAGTCGCCGCCGAGCGCATCGGTTACTCGGTGGCCGCTGTCTCCGTGATCATCAACGGCAAGGGCGACAAGCTCAATCTGGCGCGGATCCAGGAGATCGTTCGCGGAACCATCATGGGCGTCCTCGTCGATTGCCCTGAGCGCGGCGAGATGGCGCGTGACGTCTGCATGGGCTGGCAGTCTCGCCCCTACTCGGTGACCTCGGCAGCGGCCGTGCAGATGTACCGCGCATGCCGCTCGGGCTGCCCCCACTCAAAGCTGAAAGGAAACGGCAATGCCGTCTGAGACCCTCGTGACCCGCTTCATGGCGTGGCGCGGCACGTCCGCCCAGGTGAAGCTTTACTGCCGGGAACTGAGTGACGGCAGCATCCCCGGGACCGCCGAAAACCTGCGGTCGTTCGAAGGGGCGCTGCTCGCCCTCGATGTCGAGGCCGTCAGCATCATCACCGATGCGGTCGACCTGGTCAGGAAGAGTGGCGAGTTGATCCGTGGCGCGCTCGACCTGCTCGACGATGCCGCTGCAAAGCAGGAGTTCCCCACCGAGCAATCGGTCGGCGACATCCTGGCGGAGGCCCAAGCCCACCGCAGTCAGGTTCGCATGGATGGTCCGGTCTATGTGCCGAACGACGATCGCGGATGGCTCGAGGACATGGCCACCCCCAACAGCAATGTCGTCCCAATTCGGCAGCCTCTCGGCCGGAGCGTGTCATGACCATCGACGTCGAAATCGACTGCCTCGCAACGGCCAGGCGCATCCTGTCGGGCCCGGTCGCCGTCTACTCGGCCACGCCGTTTGAGGTCGTTGCCATGGCCGCCTGCACGGTGCGCGAAAGCACCGGCCGGGCGCCGGACCTCCCGCTGATCGGCGATCCTCCACCCGAGATGCTGCCGGCGTCGATCGCTGCCGGCGTGGCGAATCTCATCCGCGCCCATGACGCCATGGGGCGCGCGACGGACGGCTCAATGACTGCTTTCGAAAGCGCGTTCAACAACCTGAAAACCGTCTTTGAAAAGGAGTTTCCGAATGGAAGCGACCAGTAACTTCACCCCCGCCCCGATTCCCTCCGGCATCGTCCAGGTAGGTAGCCAAGAGTACATGCCTGACAGCCGCGGCGCCCTGATGCCGCTCGCCCTAGTGAAGCCTGCCGACAAGCTGCAGGACGAAACCGTGCGCAAGGTGATGGGCTACGCCGTCGCCCTGTCCGACCAGATCGAGCGCTTCAAGGCCCATTGCATGGGCGACCTTGCCGACCTCGATCAGTTGCTCGAACAGGAATACGGCCTGGTCAAGCGGGGGAACAAGGGTAAGGGCAACCGCACCTACATGACCGTGGACACCCTCTACAAGGTTACGGTCCAGGTCGCGGACTTCATCGACTTTGGCCCCGAGCTGCAGGTCGCCAAGTCCCTCCTGGACGAATGCCTGACGGAGTGGTCGGCCGACGCAAGGCCCGAGATCCGCGCGATCGTCACTCGGGCCTTCAACACCGACAAGGAGGGCAAGATCAACCGGTCGGAGATCTTCATGCTGCTCCGGCTGTCGATCGACGATCCGCGCTGGCTGCGGGCGATGGCGGCGATCACCGACGCCATGCGAGTCGTCGGCCGCAAGGAGTACGTCCGGTTTGGAATGCGCTCGTCACCGGAGGCCGATTGGAGTTCGGTCACCATTGCCCTGGCGCAGGCATAGGGGACGGCGATGGCTATCCTGTCCAGGCGGATGCTCGCCGCGCTGCAGGCCGCAAAGGCGGCCGGTGCAATCGGGATCAAGTACACGGCGGCGGGTTGGGTCGAAGAAACCTCGCCGCACACCCATCACAGCTTCACCACGGTCAGCGCACTCGTTGAGCGCGGCGATGTCGCAAAGCAGCGTGGGCTCGGTGGTGGCGATGGTGCGCGCTGCTTCATCACGCGCCGAGGTGAGCAGAGCCTCGTGGAAGCCGGTACGCGGAGCATGACGCCGTGACCCACAAGAGCTTTGCACTGTTCGCCGCAGTCGCGGCCGCCGTGGCGGTGGTCGCCCTGCAAGTCGGCTACTTCATCGGCCTGGCCGCGGGAGGCATCCCATGCGCGTGATTCCCTCCCGCCGGCTCCCGATGCCCGCCGCCGCGCTGCTCGCCGTTGGTGGTTCATCGTGACCGCACCTGCGGCGGCTCCGAGCCGTCACAGCAACGCCACCATCCGGCGCCGGCGCGAGGAAGGTCTGTTCTGGATCACGCGGCAGATACTCCGGGCCGATGACGACGCGCAGCGTGCTGGCATCCTGCTGCGCATACCGGACCTGGTGATCGCCGGTCGCGACAAAGAGCTGATCGAGGCCTGTCAAGCCTGCCAGTTCGCTGATGGTGCCGCGTACGTCACGGTCCGAGCCGCGGTGGTGTCGGCTACCCGCGACGAGACGGGACAGCTGCCAGCAGAACATGCCGACCGACTAGAGCGCTGTCGCTGCGGCATGGTCGCGATCGCCGGCAAAACCTCACCCGCATTGGAGTTCGAATGATGAGCAATTTCGCTGCCATCCACGTTGCCCGCCAGCAGGCTGGGCTCGACGAAGAAACTGCCCGCGACCTCTATCAGCGAGAGACCGGGAAGCGGTCGCTGCGCGCCATGTCGCCGGGCGAACAGGTCCGGGTGCTTCATGCGCTCCGCAGCTCGGCAATTGGTCCCGCCGCGCGGCTTGACGGACCGTATGCAAAGAAGCTGATCGCTCTCTGGCTCGACGGCTGGAACCTTGGCGTTTTCGCCGACCGCCGCCAGGTCTCACTCCTAGCCTTCGTGAAGCGGCAGACCGGTCTGGAGCACACCCGCTTCCTACGTGATGCCCACCAAGCGCAGTCCGTGGTCGAAGCCCTGAAGAAGTGGTTGAGCCGCGAAGCCGGTGTTGTTTGGGGCGAGCACGCTGACCTGATGGACGATGTGATCGAAGCTCAGGCGCAGCTGTTGAGCCTCTACGACCGGGACGCAGCCAGCGAGGACAGCCTGGCCATGCAGGCCTTTCGCGCCTGGCGCTGCGACGATCTCGATCGCGGCGGCAAGATTGCGGCGATGCAGCTGCTCGGCACCGAGATCAGGAATCGGAAATGAGCGCCGGTCGCAGGCACCGCACCAAAGACCCTGGCGCTGGCTCCAAGTCAGTGCTGTTCGACCTTCAGCTTTGGTTCGACGGCGTCGAGGGTGACGAGCCCGGCTGGGGCGCCGTCATTTACCGGGAAGACGTCACCAAATTTTCCGACCTGCAGGAGAAGCTGGACGAGGCGTTCAAGCTGCTCAAGTCCAAGGCCTACCAAGCACTGCGGGGCGGCGAGCAGTGATGTCCAGCCGCAGCCTCTCCCCGCAGGAAGTCGAACTCGAAGTGCGTCGCGCCGGGCTGGTCGAGCGCATCCGGCGGCTGCCCGCCGGGAGTTCGGCGCGTCGGCGGCTCGAGGCGCGGCAGGCTGAGATTTGCCGCGCGCTGCTGGTGCTCGAGGTGAGGCCGTCGCCCAAACCGGGACCGGTAGTCCCGCATTGCAACGAGTCTGACGACGAAGGGCGCGAGCTAAAGTGGTGGCAGAAATGACTGTCCGTGCCGGCAAGTTGCGCATGACCAATGATCGCCTTGAGCAGCTCGCCCGCGAGCGCTGGGGCGCCCACGACCAGTTGATCGCCGAGGGCTACGAGCTCGGATCGAAGTCCGGCTTCTGGCAGATGCGTGACGGCACAGTCACCGGTCGGCTGATCTATCGCCGGCGGGGCGCCGAGGCGGGCATCACGACACTCGCCATCACCATCCGCGGGATCCCGGTTCAGTATGCCTGACCGCCTTGGACTTCCGGCTGTCATCGCGGAGATCGTGCAGGTCGCAGGCATCGACGCCGCGCGACTGCTCGCGGCCGAGAAGGGCGGGCAGGAAGTTGATATTCCGGCCGAGGCACGCGAGGGACACTGGCTCACTGAACTGCTTGGCATACCGGCAGCGAAAAAGATCTGCGCACACTATCGATCGCATGGCCCAGGTGGGCGTCCCCGAGGTGTTCGCCTCGTGATCCCTATGGCTAATGTCAGGGCCAAGCAGTTGATGGCGCGGGCAATCGAGGCCGGCGGCAAGAATAGCCAGATCGCCGCAATGACAGGCAAACATGAACGCACGGTGAGGCGAGCCAAGGCGAAACTGAAAGGCGAGGGCTTAGGACCGCTATTCGACTGACTGCACGGCGCGCTCTCACCGTTGCTAAGGCAATCGCGCGGCGCACCGGTGCTCCGCAGCCTCGGCCTCGCCAATCTTGCTACTACTGTGCCCTAGGTGCGCCCTTTTGATCTATGATATCGAGCTCTCGTTTGATGCGAGGCTCAGCGCAGAGTTCGAGATATCGGTTCGCGCGGAATACCGGGTCGGCGGCGCCGAGATAGCCCCAAAGGAATCCAATCTGCTGTTCCAGCTTCTCGATTTCCCTAGCAATGGTCTCAAGATCGCCTACCTCGTAGACAAAGCACTTCTTGCGCTGAGCTTCCTGTAGTTCGTCAGTCACTCCATGCACGCCAACCAGAACTCGGTGTCGAGCATTGGTAGCGGTATCGATCCAAACGACGCCGGTCTTGATGCTGTTGCTGATGCCGAAGACGCCGTGAGCTAGGGCATTCCGTTCCTTTTCGATGGCCTCACGGTAGGACATTACGGCTTGGAACAACCTTAGGTCAGCTGCTACCAAGGTAGACTCAGCCGCCGCGAAGAGGACGTCTCGTTTTGCGCGGTTGTTTTGCAGCGAGAGATAGACTGCGGCGGCGGGTTCGGTGGTGGCCTTCATGAGAGTGGCCAGTAGCGTTGCGGTGTTGGCCTCCACCTCGGTCCAGTAGGCAATGCAGCGCGCTATAATCTTTGCTGCCTCTGGGCGCTGCTCCAGGGCGCCAATCCCAAATGTGACCTTAGCCTTGCTGTACTTTGGCAACAACGGCTGTCGTGGCGAGCCCGAAGGTTCAGGCCGTTCGTCTCGAAAAGACCTGGATGCGAATGTCGCCCTGTAGTTAGTAACCGCCACCCCGTCATATAGGGTGTCGCTGTCGCACGATCTGCAAGGGATGCTTAACTTCCCCTCGCCCTCAAACTGCGGCGCCTGTTGCCCATTTGACGGATCATCGAACAGCAAAATTGGTTTGCCGCAGTCGCGACACTTCACGCCCAAATACCATTCGCCCTTTTTGATTGATGGTCCGAATGCCAGCCTGAAGATGCGGCCCTTTGGCAGGTGGATGGCGGCCATCAAAGCTACTCCAAGACGAAGGGGCCGCTAGGCGCGCAGCCGACACACACGGCCGTCAGCCGGCGGCGCTTAGCTTGGCGGGGGAGTTGATCGGAAGGTAAACGACAGTTCAGAAGCTGCTAGTTCGAAACCGTGTTGGCTGAGCGATGCGCCGCCGGACATTTGTCCGGGTTCGATCAGCGGCAACGCACGGCAGACTGCCCTCAATCGAAGCGCCGGGCAAGTCCCGGTGTGCTTGCCAAGGGGCCACATGTCGAACGCCGTAGACACCTTCCGGAGCAAGTCCTCCGGCATCGTTGCCAAGCTGTTGGGCGACTTCCCGATCCACCCCGAGGAAGGGATTGCCATAACCGGAAACCTCGGCTGTGAGTGCCTCGGCTTCACCAGGCTGCAGGAGATCGCTCCGACCGTCAAAGGCTCGCGCGGCGGCTATGGCTGGCCGCAGTGGACCGGCCCGCGCCGTCGCGCTTACGAGGCGTACTGTGCGCGCAACAAGCTGGACCCGGCGAGCGACGCGGCGAACTACGCGTATCTGTTCCTCGAGCTTAAGGGCTCCGAAGCGCGCGCTATCCCCGCCGTGCTCAAGGCCAAGGGCCGGGCAGCCAAGGTGAAGGCGTTCGAGCTTTCGTTCCTGCGCGCTGGCGTGAAGAACTACGCCAGCCGCCTCAACTGGGCGAATATCGCGGCCGACGAGTGGGCCAAGTCGGGTCAGGCGCCGGCACCAATGCCGGTGCCCCGTCAGCGCGACCTGCTGGCCGATGAGGCCGGGGCCACGGAACAGCGGGCTACCGAAGACAAGGCAGCGGCGAAGAGGGTGGGCGCACCCGGTGCCGGCGTCGGCTCCGCCGGGGTGGTTCATGCCACCGCCACTCAGCCCGATATCACCATGCTCGTCGTCGATCTGCTGCTGTTCGGCGTTGGCGTCGCTCTCATCGGCGGCGCCGTCTATCTCGGCCTCCGCATGGCCCGGCAGAACCGGGCCGCCAAGAACCTGCGCGCGGCTGTCGCTGCGCTGCCGACGGGGTGAGCGTCATGGACGGACTGGAGAGCATCCTCGTGGGTCTCGGCGGCAAGGTGCTGCCGAAACTCGTCGCGGCAAAATTCGGCCCGGAAATGGGCGACCTGACGAAGGTGGCGCTCGAGGCCCTGGGCGACGCCTTCCGCGTGGAGCCGGAGCCCGCCGTGATCGAGAAGCGGATCACCGAAGTGCAAGCTTCTGACCCGGCCGCGGCTGCCAATGCCGTGGCGTATGCCGAGGCCAACGTAGCGCCCCGCCTGCTCGCCTATGCCGAGGTGCTGAAGCAGTCGAACGAACAGCAGCGCCAGACCAACGAACTGCTGTTGGCCGAACTCAAGGAGGGCGGCGCGGCAAGCGCCTGGTTGTGGCTTTGGCAGTACTTCCTGATGGCCGCCTGGGCATGGTCACTCGTGTTGGTCCACCTGATCAACGCCGGCATCGCCGCGATCGGTGGCAAGTCCCTGCCGACGCCTGATCTTACCATCCTGATGACGCTCACGGCCGCCTATCTGGCGTTGCATATGGGCGGCCACACCGTGCTCGAGCTGATGCGCGGTGGCGCCATCGGCAAGGGCAAGTCCGGTGAGCCATGAGTGAGACCAGCAACCGCGCCCTCGAGCGCGCCCAGGAACTCGCTCTCGGGGAAGCGGAGGCCGGCGTTGCGGCGGCTTCGGCCGCGCTAGCGGGTGTAGGCGCCGAGTGCTGCGTCGACTGCAGCGGCCCCATCCCGCTGGCCCGTCGTGAGGCGATGCCATCGGCAGAGCGTTGCGTTGACTGCCAGACCCGAACTGAAAGGGCTCGATAGCCATGGACTTCATCCCACCGTGGCTCTCTCCGCTTGGTGCCGCTCTCGCCGCGGCGCTGTCGATCTGGAACTTCATCCAGTCGCCCAGCCGCAAGAACGAGTCGTCGATCAACGACCTCCGTCGCGACATGAGTGCGTCGCGAAAGGAAGTCGACCAGGCGGTTAAGGCCGTCGACGACAAGGTCGATACCGTCGCCGGCCGCGTCAGCACGCTAGAGACCATCATGGAATCGCTGCCCGACAAGGACAGCCTGCACCGGCTCGAGGTCACATTGACTGCGCTCTCCGGCCAAATCGAAACCCTCAATGTCCGGATCGGGCCGATCGACAACCTGTCGCGCCGCCTGCAGGAAGTGCTGCTGGAGCGCGCCAATGACCGCTGACGCCCGCCGCCGCGAAGTGCGGCTGATCATCCTCAGGTTTCTCGCAGAGGAGGAGAACCGCTCGGCGACCTCGACCAGCCTGACAGCCAAGTCAAATGAGGTGTTCCTCATCGGCAAGGACCGGGCTTGGTTCGAGCAGGAGCTCGACTATCTGGCGCGGTTCGGTGCGATCAGGCTCACCAAGGCCGGCAGCGTGCAGGTGGCGACGTTGCTGCCGCACGGCGCCAAGCACCTCGCGTGGAGCCTCACCATCCCGGACGTGATGCGGTCGTCCGAGCCGATCATGCTGCCCGAAGCCGAGTTCTGATCATGGCCGGACGTGGTTGGCTCAACTCCATCGACCAGCTGCCCGAAGAGGCGGCCGACGACGTCCTCTGGGTCAATCAGGAGCTGTACGCCCGCAAGCGCGATATCGGCGATCTGCACCTGGAGTTCAACGAGCGGCTTGCGGCCAAGGGCATTGATCCGATCTCGCGGACTGCGTTTTACAACAACAGCTCCCGTGTCTCGGCTGCGCAGAAACGCATGCGCCAGGCCCGCGAGATGTTCGCCGGTCTCGCCACCGAGTTTACGGCCGAAAACGTCGACGAGAACACCGTCGTCCTGGGCGAGTTCATCAAGACCCTGATCCAGGAACTGGTGGACGACGCGTCGGGCCTGAAGTCGCCGAAAGAGGCCATGGAGCTGGCTCGCGCCTACCAGGCGACGGTGATGGCGCAGAAGGTCTCCACCGAACGCCGGCAGAAGCTGCAGGACGAGGCCAAGGCCCAAGCCCTCGCGGCGATGGAAAAGGCCATCGGCACCCAGGCCAGCAACGGCAACCCGGCCTTTGGAGAGGATCTGCTGCGCCGCGTCCGCGAGGACATCTACTCCATCTTCGAGGCGCCTAAGTGAACCGCTGCGAGTGCTGCAGGCGCGATATCCGCGAGCCGGTGATCCATACGATCGCCGGCGATTTCTTCCCCGGCTGGGGCATGTGCCGCAGTTGTTGGCGCCTGGTCGGCAGGCTGATGCGTGGCCTCATTGTCAGTGCCCGCTTTGACTTCCGTTGCCAGCCGCAGCTCGAGCAGTCGATCGCGCTCTACTGGTTGTGGCAGCTCTGCCTTGGCGAGGCACAGTTGCGGTTCAGCTGGCGGTCGGCGGCATGAAGGCGGCGGTCCCTCTCTTCGGATACCAGCAGCGATGGTTCCTTGACCGCTCGCGTTTCAAGCTCGGCAAGTTCGCGCGGCAGACCGGCAAGACCTTCACCACCACGCTCGAGATCGTCGACGACTGCTTTCAAGCGGCCGTCCAGGGCCGCCGGGCGCGCTGGGTCATCCTCAGCCGTGGTGAGCGCCAGGCCGCCGAGGCAATGAATGAAGGCGTGAAGCTTCACGCCAAGGCCTATCAGATGGCCTTCGACGACGCCGAGTATGACTGGAAGGGCGACTCGGGCAGCTACAAGGCCCTGGAGGTCACGCTGCCGGGCGGTAGTCGGATCACGGCGTTGCCGGCGAACCCCGACACGGCGCGCGGTTTCTCGGCCAACGCCTACCTGGATGAGTTCGCTTTCCATCGGGATTCGGCGGCCATCTGGAAGGCGCTGTTCCCGGTGATCTCCAACGGCTGGAAACTGCGGATCACCTCGACGCCGAATGGCAAGGCCGGGAAGTTCTATGAGCTGGACACCGCGACCGATGCGGTCTGGAGCCGTCACTCGGTCGACATCGTCCAGGCGGTGGCAGACGGGTTGCCCCGCGATATCGCGGAGCTGCAGGCGGGCATCGCCGATGACGATGCGTGGGCACAGGAATACATGCTCAAGTACCTCGACGAGGCGAGCGCTTGGCTAACCTACGAGTTGATCTCATCGGTCGAGCATGAGGACGCCGGGTTCTCGGAGGCCTACCAGGGTGGGCCGTGCTTCGTCGGGCGCGATATCGGCCGCCGCAACGACCTCCACGTCATCACCGTGCTCGAGCTGATCGGTGACGTGCTGTGGGAGCGGAAGCGGGTCGAGCAGAAGCGCGCCACATTCGCCGACATGGATGCCGAGTTCGATGACGTCATGAGCGAGTTCAACGTCGCTCGCGCCTGCATCGATCAGACCGGCATGGGTGAGAAGGTCGTGGAGGACGCCCAGCGGCGCTACGGGAGCCGGGTCGAGGGTGTGCTGTTCACCTCCGCTTCGAAGCTCATCATGGCCACACAGGGAAAGCAGCGGTTCGAGGATCGCACGGTTCGCATCCCGATGGGCGACGTGCCCTATCGGTCGGACCTGCACAAGCTCCGGAAGGTCGCCGGCCCGACTGGCGTCCCGCGGTTTGTTGCCGATCGTGATGAGGATCACGCCGATCGCACATGGGCGCTGTTCCTCGGCATCAATGCGGCCGCCGGTCCGCAGCTTGCATATGCCGGCTACCAGTCGATTGCGCGCCAGCCTGGCCGGTTCGATGAAGCGGCCGTCCGTTCGGGCCTGGGGGGGCAGATGTTTGGTGAGGCCGCGCCTGCCTCGTTTCGCCGGAGCAGGGAGACTTTCTGATGGCATTCTTCGGCCTCATCAAAACGACCCCGCCGCCGGAGCGCGTCGAGCCCGCCTTGGTCAAGCCGCAGAGCGGCGTCGAGCAGGCCCGGCCCATGGTCTCAAGCTTTGCGCGCGATCCTTACGGTGGTCACCCGGCATCCGGGCTGACGCCGGCGGCGCTGGCGATGATCTTGCGTTCGGCGATCGTGGCCAGCCCTCGGCTCTATCTCGAGCTCGCTGAGGATATGGAGGAGCGCTTCACCCAGTACGGTTCCACGCTATCCACCCGGAAGCGGGCGGTGGCGCGGATGGAGATCAGCGTCGAGCCTGCCGGTGACCAACGGGCCGACCTAGACGAAGCCGCTCTCGTTCGCGGCATCATCGAAGGCGCACCCTTCCGTGGGGCGCTGATCGACCTGCTCGATGCCTTGGGTAAAAGCTACTCGTGCGTCGAGATGATCTGGGACACCGCATCGAAGCCGTGGCGTCCGGTGAAGTTCAAGCACCGCGACCCGCGCTTTTTCGACTTTGACCGGAATGATCCAGATCGGCTCCTGCTCCTTACGGACACCGGCGCCGAGGATCTGTGGCCGAACTGCTGGCTTGTCCACCGGGCGAAGGCAAAGTCCGGCTTGACGATCCGGGGCGGTCTCGCGCGACAGGCCGCTTGGCTGTTCATCTTCCAGAGCTTCAACACCAAGGACTGGGCGATTTTCGCCGAGGCCTTTGGTCAGCCGCTACGCGTTGGCAAGTTCGATCCTGGTGCGCTCGAGGCCGACAAGCTGAAGCTGCTCGAGGCGGTGCATTCGATCGGCGCCGACTATGCGGCGATCATCCCTCAGGCCATGGCGATCGAATTCATCAAGGCCGAGATCACCGGCTCGACCGACCTTTACGAGCGCCGCGCCGACTGGATCGATCGCCAAGTGTCCAAGCTGGTGCTGGGTCAGACCGGCACCACCGACAGTTCTGAGGGCAGCGGTTACGCCCAGGCCAAGGTGCATGATGGTGTGCGCGATGACATCGCTGATGCCGACGCCGAGCAGCTTGCCGCCACCATCAACGAGCAACTGGTGCCGGCTTTGGTTGGCCTCAATTTCCCTCAGCGCTCGCGCAAGGGCTTCCCTGTCGTCCACATCGGGCGGCCTGACGAAGAGGACGTGGGCGCCTGGGTGGACCATGTCAGCAAGCTCATCCCGATAGGACTCGAGGTGTCACTTAAGGAGGCACAGGAGAAGATCGGCGTCACGCCGCCGTCCAAAGGTGAAGTGCTGCTGGGAAGCAAGGCCGCGCCGGCGCCGCAGCCGGCGAACGATCGGCCGCAAGCCAAGATAGAGCAGGATGGCCAGCGGGTCGCCTCCGCTCAGCAACTGCCTCACGACGCGGTTCAGGCCGCGATCGAGGATGCGCTTGGCGCCGGCGGGTGGGAGCCGCTGGTCGGTCCGCTCGCCGAGGACGTCCGGACGCGGCTCATGGCCGCGAGCACGCCCGACGAGGCGCTTCAGGCCCTCGCCGATGCCTTTGCGCAGTTTGACGCCGGCGAGCTGGCGGAGCTGCTCGCCCGATCGATGTTCGCTGCTCGCCTCGCCGGCGAACTCGACGAGGGAATCTGATGCCGATCCGTCTCGAGCCGCTGGCGCCGGCGGACGCGATAGCCGCTCTCGAGGCTCGGGGTCGCACACTCGACCCGTCGTTTCGGTGGCAGGATCGCTACGCCGAAGACCATGGGCGCGCGTTCACGGTCGCGAAGTCCGCTGGCTTCGACATCCTGGGCGACATTTACGAGGGACTTGAAAGCGCCCTGAAAGAGGGCCGAACCGTTCGCCAGTTCGTCGACGAACTGACCCCGTTGCTGCAGGCTAAGGGGTGGTGGGGCCGGAAGGCCGTGACCGACCCGCAGACTGGCCTACCCGTCACGGCGCAACTCGGCTCTCCGCGCCGGCTGCGGTTGATGTTCAACGTCAATATGCGGGTGAGCTACGCCGCCGGCCACTGGGCGAGCTTCGAGCGCAACCGGCTCGCCCGTCCGTTTCTTCGCTATGTCGCGATCATGGACGAGGTCACCCGGCCGACCCATGCGCTACACCACAACTTGGTGCTGCCGATCGATCATCCCACGTGGAAGGTCTGGTCGCCCCCATGCGGGTGGAACTGCCGCTGCACCCTGCAGAGCCTTAGCCAGGCGGACGTCGACCGCATGCGGCCGATGCTGAGGTTCGAGCCGCCGGAGATCGACGCCCAGCCGTGGACCAACAAGGTTACCGGCGAGGTTCGCTACATCCCCGAAGGAATCGATCCTGGCTGGGACTACAACCCAGGCAAGGCAGGCTGGCGGTCGGTGCTCGATGTGCCGGACAAGCTCATTGACGCACCACCCGTACTCGCGGCCGCCGCCGGCGCCGACCCGCTGTGGTCGGGCGATGGCTTCCGGCGAGCCTATGCCGAGTGGTTCGACCAGGCCTCCGCCAGGAAGCCCGCCAGCCGGCAGTTGGTCACCATCGGGGCCCTCAACCCCGATGCGCTCGAGGGATTGCAGCGGAGCGGCATTGTGCCCGCGTCGGCCGGAATCATCCTGCGGCAACAGACAGCGTTTCACCTGATGCGGCCGGCCAAGGACGCGCAGATCCCGCTGGCCATGCTGCGGCGGTTGCCGGATCTGCTGCGTCAGCCCAAGGCGATCTTGCGCGAGATCGATAGGGCCTCGGGCACGCGTCGCCGTCAGGGCACCGTCCTCATCTACGTTTTTGACGTGCCCGGCGAGCAGCGGCTGGCCAAGATCGCAGTCCAGGTCAACTACACGACGGCCGGGCTTGCCCCGGATCGGAAGCGTCAGACGATCGTCGCCAACAACGTCCTGTCGGGTGGTCTCGTTACCCGGGCGGACTTGGCAAACCCAGGCTTTTACGAGGTAGTCGCGGGAGAGCTGCCGTGAGCCTTCAGATTGGCAACAGTGCCAAGACGAGCATGATCGCCAAAGCGACCATTGCGGTGTTGGTGTGCCTCGCGAGGGTCGGCCGTGCAAAGCCGGTGACCGCCGCGCCGACGAGCAGCACGATCAAGGCGACTACCCACTCGAGCCGATGGGGGCTCATGGCGGTCGCCAAACCGATACCAGTGCCGAACGTGGTGAGCAGGAACAGGACGCCGGAGCCCTGTCCCCAGTTGACGTCGAACTGGGCCCACAGACTTGGGGCGGCGCCGGAAGGTGGCTCAATTTTCTCGACGGTATCTTTTACGGGCGTACCGCTCGTCAGTTCCTGCCTCGGCTGGAGCTGCGGGCCGCGCGTTGCAGCACCGATCGGTGCCCCAAATGCAGAGCTGCCCGATCTAAGCTTGGCGGCCTCAGCACGTGCAACGATCGAAGGCATCGGCCTTCCGGCCGTCGGCGGCGGCAGCTGCGTTCCGGCTGCCACCTTGAGCGGCGCGCCAAACGTTCGGGATTTAGCGGCCTCGGCGCGGGCTACGATCGACGCAGAGGGCCGCGGCTCCAGCTTCGGAACCGGCTTCCCCATAGGCTTTCCGTCGGGCCGTACCAGGGTCCGCCGGGGGCTTTCCGATTGTCGGGCGGGATCATCCGTCTCCGCATCCTGGGTGGGTGTGAGAAGATTGGCAAATACAGGGTCGCGCAGAGCCTCCAAAACAGCGTCAAAGGCCACCGTCGCAGGATCGTTTTCGGGTAGTGGCCGCGAGCTGGGCTTCTGCCCCAAGGCGTTGGCACTTTCCGGGTTGGTCTCGTTTAACAAAGTTCCCTCCCGAAAGAGCTATCCGAGCAGGCTAGCAGCGCTCTGCACACCGAGTCCAGCGAGCGTGCCAACTTGAGTTTCCACCCGCAGGTGACGGGTGGCCGAGGCGCTGTAACGCCTCTGCTGGGGGATCGGCGCCAACCATCACCCCCAAAGCACCACTGCCAGTGCTCCACCCGTCGCTCCTCGCGCGAGGGCCGGCGGAAACTGGATCGAGTCCACTGGAAACGACATGACTATTTCTGACTATCCCCGGCAGATCACGCCGGTACATCCGCCTGCCGCCTATATCGGTGGCAAACGCCGTCTGGCCAAACAGCTCGTGGAGATGATCCGGGCAACGCCGCACACTACCTACGCCGAGGCTTTCGTCGGCATGGGCGGGGTGTTCCTTCGCCGTACTCAGCAGCCGAAGGCGGAGGTCATCAACGACTTTTCGGGCGATGTAGCGAACCTCTTCCGCATCCTGCAGCGCCACTACCCGCAGTTCATGGATACCCTCCGGTTCCAGATCACCGGGCGTCGGGAGTTCGAGAGGCTGAAAGCCTCCGACCCAGCCACGCTCACCGACCTCGAGCGCGCTGGGCGGTTTCTCTACCTTCAGCGGACTGCCTTCGGCGGGAAGGTCGCTGGCCGAAACTTCGGTGTTTCGCCGTCGCAGCCCGGCTCCTTCGACCTCAACAAGCTCGGCCCCATGCTGACGGATATTCACGAGCGCTTGGCAGGCGTGATAATTGAGAATCTGCCGTGGGAAGCTTTTGTCGATCGGTATGACCGGCCAGGCACCCTCTTCTATCTCGATCCGCCTTACTGGGGCAGCGAGGGTGACTATGGTAAAGCGCTGTTCGCACGAGAGCAGTTCAGTTCCTTGGCGGAGCGCCTTGCAACCCTCGACGGGGAGTTCATCCTCTCGCTGAACGATGTTCTGGAGGTCCGCCAGATCTTCGAGCGCTTTCGCATTGCGGAAGTCTCGGTAAACTACTCCGTGCAAGGCGGGGGAACACATCCCGCCAAAGAACTCATAATCACGAGCAGTGGGGTGCGGGTTGGATGAAGATCGATCCAAAGGCCAGAGCGGAGCTGATCAAGCGTATCGCTGCCAACCTTAGCGCAGAAGATGCCACTCCATACGCACTTTTCGAGGAGATGCAGGAGTTCCAGAAGACCCTCTCAAAGAAGGATCTGGCGCCTTATGAAACCCAGTATCTGGGCGATGACCCGTTGGCCAATTTCGTTTGGCAACGCCTTATGCAGTTGGCAAACGACGTCGATCAAATACCTGCTGATAGCGCGGCGCAGCTCGTCGACGAGTTTTGTGGGCTCCCCTTAAGGTACAGGGTGACGCTGTTCCTGCCGCTCACCTTTCCCGAGTTCCTCGCCGCTCCCGGTCGGGTTACCTTAGGTGGCGGGCTATCATATGTCAGGTATCCGCCAGTCCCTGCATCTCCCACTACCACCAACATTTTCGAAATGGCGAGGCTGACGGGGGCGGCGAACCCGAGAGGCGCCTTCGAGATCGAAGTCAAAGGGTGGGTTGGAACCTATTTGGAAACCCAGCCGGTTGTGGATGCACAATCGCTGGTGAAATCCACACTAGAGCTCTTGCTGGCATTGCACCTCGTGCCGTCCACGCTCGGGTGGATGTCCATTCTGGTGCCGCATCTGCCGACCGCCGGGATCGTGCACCAAGTTAACGACACAGGACTGATCCCAGTGAGGGATATAGATTCGGTTGATCAGTCGCTGGCTAAGGGACTGCAGAGTTGGTCGTCTTTCCTCACTCCCAAGCTGATCAACTTGTCGGATGGCGGCAGGGCTCTGCTGGCGCGTGCTTTGGCTGGCAACGCTGATGCCGCAAGGGTACGCTTGGCAGCCAAGTGGTTGTTTGAAAGCCGGCACTCCAACTCCTTGCTCGCGTTTGTCGAAACCATGGTCAGCCTTGAAATCTTGCTCGGTGAAAACTCCGATGAGGAAACGATTGGCGGAGCCATCAGAAGCCGCTGTGTCTACCTGATAGGCGACTCGATGGCAGACCGTAGCTCCATCACGACCACGCTGGTCCAAGCGTACAAGATCCGAGGGAAGATCGTGCACACCGGAAAGGACAGGCTGTCGAGCGCCGACAGCGACGTGCTGACTAGCCTCAGAGAGATTTGCTCAAGAGTGATAAGGGCGGAGGTAAATCGCCTGCCAGACTGAAGAGAGCAAGCACGGCAAGGAGGTGCGCAACTCTCCTCGTGGAGATCTCACCGCTGCCAGGGCGGGACGATCTAACCGGCGGCGACTTCCCGGAATTGTCTTGCCGTAATTTTGAGAATACCCGCGCTTCCGCCAAGTGTCACGCTGTCCCTTGAGAAAATGGGCCGATGCCAGCGAACAAATTGCAGCACTATGTGCCTAAGGCTCACCTCAAGCCCTTTAGCTTAGGCGGTGAGGGCAAGGCCGTGAACATGTTTGCCATCAAAATGGGGACGCCGATTTTCGGCGCCCCCACGAGGGGTCAGTGCTCCCGCGACTACTTTTACGGCAAGGACCTTAAGGTCGAAAAGGGCTTGGGCGAGATAGAGGCCGAGTACGGCAGGATTGTTTCCAGGATCGATGATAGGGCGCAAACGGTCCCATCCGAAGATCTTCACGCGTTGCGTGACTTCGCATTGCTTCAAAGCATGCGAACGTTCGGCTACATCGAAAAACTGATGGCGGTGGTAGAAGACCATCATCAAGATATGTTGGCGATGACGCCACAAGGTGCCCTACCTCCCGAGGGTGGGCCCCTACCGCTTAGCGTGGCCGTTATGATGGCCCTTAGCCACTACGCCGCAAGCCTGCCAATCGTTGCCGATCTGCGGTGTTGCATGATCCGAAACCACTCTCGGGTGGACTTCGTAACCAGCGACGACCCAGTCGTCTCGCTCAACCGCTACTATGCTCAGCGTCGGGCGCAGTCTTCGTTTGGACTCAGCAGCACGGGGCTGATGATGTTCATGCCACTCTCGCCGCGGCTCATGTTCATCGCCTTTGATGACCGCTGCTATGGAACTCGGAAACGAACCAGAGACGTCATAGCCCTTGCGCAGGATGTCGAAGCCGATGCCCTCAATGAACTCCAATTCCTACATGCTCGCTCTGCGGTCTATTTTTTTAGGGATTGGGAGACCAAGGAGCGTGTGATCCAACGCTTCAAGGCATCGGCGGACCGCAGGCCGAAACAGTGGCACAACCTGCCGGTGTTCGAGAAAGTGGGCGACGGGGAGGGTCGCGAGTTCTACGAGAAGGTCGAGGAAATCGTGCCTGCTAAGGGCAAAGTCTTTTTGACGGCGATCGAACAAGTCCATCTAACCCCGCAGCTGTGGCCGCAGTTCTTGCCCTATCGCCATCGGATCATAACGGATAGCACCGGCTCCGCCGCTGGAGATATGCGCCCCGGCCTTCGGCAGATAGTCCAAGACGTTCGGACTAGGAGGGAAAAGCTGTACTCGAAGGCTCGTAGTGCCCGACGCTAGGCGGTGCCCGAAGTTACCGCTGGGCGCTAGGCCCGTCGCCGCTCGCTATAGCGAAGGGATACTGCCTGGCTACCGAATTACCGCCCGGAGACCTCTTGGCGCACCAGCCCCCTTTAAAACCCATTTAATGGGGTGTCGGTCTCTCAGGTGAAGGTGGAAGTTCGTCAGGTGCAACTGGCCGGACATTTGTCCGGGTTTGTGCCCCGGCGAATTGCTCCACCTTCGCCGTCATGTCGAAGCCCGTCAACACCGTCGTTTTTGAATGGCCAATCGCCGCCGCTGCCGAAGCGGGCGCCGATGGCGTCTGGCTGCGCCTGCTGCCCGCCGGCGTGTTCATGCTGCGCGACGGGCGTGGGCCGTTCGATGCCGGCGGCAAGACGGATCTGCAGGCGATCGTCGACCGCAGCCTGAAGCACGCCTCCGCCACCGAGCTGATGGTGGACTATGACCACCAGGCGGTATTCAGCGCCGTGCCCGGTGTGGGCGGTCGCGCCGAGGCAGCCGGTTGGATCGCCAAGCTCGAGGCCCGGGACGATGGCGTCTACGGCCTCGTCCGCTGGACCGCCGATGCGGCCACCAAGATCGCATCCAACGTCTACCGCTACCTCTCGCCGTTGTTCACGTCGTCCGAGGCCACCTCTGGCCGCGTCGGCAAGCTCCTCAATGTCGGCCTAGTGAACATGCCGGCCCTCGACCTGGCGGCGATCGCCGCGTCGCAAATCCTCATCGAAAAGGCCCCCCCGATGAATGCAATCGCTAAGGCGCTCGGCCTCGCCGACGGCGCCAGCGAGGCGGCAATCCTTGCTGCCTTGAACGACCGCCACGCCAAGGTCACCGCGGCCCTTGGGTTGAAGACTGATGCCGGCTTCGACGCTGTCGTCACGGCGGCGGCCGCGGCCATCGCCGGCCTCGCCGCCATGACCGTCGCCGCAGGCCTGCAGGCGGGTGCAAGCTCCGAGCAGGTCGTGGCCGCGATGGCGAAGTCCGCGCCGATGTCGCTCGTAACGGACCTGCAGAACCAGGTGAAGTCGCTCAAGGACACCCTCGACGGCAACAATGTCGAGACGGTGGTCACTGCCGCCATCACCGCCGGCAAGATCGCGCCGGCGCAGGAAGCCTGGGCGCGCAACTACGCCAAGGCGGACGCCGCCGGCTTCAAGGCCTTCGTCGAGAACCAGCCGGCCCTGACCAAGGTCCAGCTTGGCGACACCGCCCAGGTTGCGGCCGGCCAGCAGCTCGACGCCAACACCATCGCCGCCAAGGCCCGCGTCTATCAGGACGAGCAGGCCAGGGCTGGCATCACCGTCTCGATCTCGGATGCGGTGACGCATGTCGAGGCCGAAGCCGCCAAGCTCAAGAAGTAAGGAGCCGCAATGACCAGTCCTCTGCTCATCAAGAGCTTCAAGGCCACCGCGGTCGCGATCGGCGCCTACCTGATCGCCAAGGCCACCACCGGCGCCAACACCGTCGAGATAGCCGCCGCCAACACCGACCCGCTCCTGGGCTCGGTCGGCAATCTTGGCGTGGAGGCGGGTGGGCAGGCCGACATCACCATGTCCGGCTGGAGCGAGGTTCGCCTCGGCGGCACCGTTGCCTTCAACGACCCGCTGACCTCCGACGCCAACGGCAAGGCCATCAAAGCCCTGCCGTCCGCTTCCACCCAGGTTCGCCTCATCGGCTACGCCATGCAGGCCGGTATCGCGGACGACGTCATCCCCTATCACGCCGCCCTCGGGCAGCTGTCGAAGGCCTCGGCTTAAGGAGCCACCATGAAGCGCCCGTTTCCGGTCGATCCGACCCTCACCGCGATCGCCATCGGCTACCGCAATCCCGCCCAGGCGATGATCGCGCCCCGCGTCCTGCCCCCCGTGCCGGTGACGCAGGAAACCTTCAAGTGGACCGAGTACCCCATCGCCGAAGCCTTTACCCTGCCCAACACCGCCGTGGGCCGTAAGGGTCAGGTGCCGCAGATGGAGTTCAACGGCACTGAGAAGGCGGACTCGGTTGCCGACTACGGCATGGATGCGCCCATCCCGAACTCCGACGTCCAAGCTGCGGCGGCCGCTCGCGCCGAAGGCCGCTCAACCCTTGATCCGGAAAAGCTCGCGACCGAACAGCTTACCGGCCTGATCGAGCTCGACCGCGAAGTTCGTGTGGCCACGGTGGTGCAGGACACCAACAACTATGCCGCCGACAAGAAGGTCACCCTTGCCGGCACTGCGCAGCTCAGCGACTTCGTCAACTCCGATCCGGTGGGTGTTATCTCCACTGGTTTCGAAAGCACGCTGATCTACCGGCCCAACACGGTCGTGATGGGCCGGGCGGTCTGGAACGTCATCCGCCGGCACAAGAAGCTGATCAATGCGGTCAAGGGCGGGCTGACCGAAGAAGGCCTGATCACCAAGCAGCAGTTCGCCGACCTCTTCGAGATCGACATGGAGCGCCTGCTGATCGGCGAGGGCTACGTGAACACCGCCAACAAGGGCCAGGCGGTGAACCTGTCGCGCGTCTGGGGAAAGCATATTGAGCTGCTTTACATCGACCCCAGCAAGGGGTCGGCGCAGGACCCCAAGATCACCTACGGCTTCACCGCTGTGCTCGAGGGGCGTGTCGCCGGCTCGATCGACGATCCGGACATCGGGCTCCAGGGCGGCCGGCGTACTCGCGTCGGCGAGCGGGTCAAGGAACTCGTGTGTGCCAAGGACGTCGGCTACCAGATCCGCAACGCCGTCGCCTGAGTTTCCGCGCTCCTCCCGAGCGCGTATCCCGCCCGGCCACTCGCCGGGCGGGTCTTCCAGGAGGGCTCCGCCGACCAGGAGCCTTGCTGCAAGACCCGACAGGAGACCTGCATGTCCGCCAAGCGTGCGACTGCCAAAACCGCCGAAAAGCCGGAAGTCGTCACCAAGGCGCCGGCCGTTGGCAAAACCACTTCGGTGGCTGCACTGGCGGCGATGTCCCCACAGGCGCTCTCCGACGAGGCAAAGGCCTGGGACGACGCCCGCGCCGTTTTCAATACCGTTACCGAGGCTGCCGCAGCTGCCCAGGTGGCACTCGACGGTTTGCCGGCCGACGCTTCCGATGACGCCAAGCACGATGCGCTCGTGCTGCTTGCGGAAGCGGAGAACGCGGTGCGCGACGCCGAGGCGCGCGTCGAGCAGTTGACCTCGAGTAACCTTCCCGTGGGGGCGGCCAGCGCGACGGCGCATGGTGGGAATGCCTCCGTCCAGCCGGCGCCTGCAGCTGCCGAGCGGGACTTGGCCGAGGACGCCGTGCGCTCCTCGGCGACCCATACCCCCCAGAGCGAGAGCGATGATGTCCAGGACGGGGCCGGCCGGGAAGCCGGCCCCGCAGGAACCTATCGGGGGACCACCCGCGCCGAACTGAGCGCCATGGCCGGTGAACAGGCCGACATCGTGATTGCGTCGGTCCGCGCGCAGATCCTCGCCGGCAATCGGGAAGGCGCTCTCCTGCATCTGAAGCAGGAGCGCCTTGGAGCCGAGTTCATGATGGAGGCGGCTAAACTGGTCGCCGACCGCCTGGACAGGGCCGACGCAGAGCTTCGCCGCTCGCTCCCGGTCTGGCCTTTGGAGAACGTGATGTACGGCGGCGACCTTCATTTCGCCGGCGGACCTTCGTTCGGCATCGACCCCGACGAGTTCGAGGGGCTGCAGAGCATCGGCGTCGTCACCGATCGCAACCCGCATGCCACGCTGCCTGAAGATCGTCCGGGCGGCTGACCATGTACGTTAACCTGCAGGGCCTCATCGATCGTGGCTGGGAAAAGAAGCTGATCCAGCTCACCGACCGCGTTAACCGGCCAGCGACGACGATCGACGCCACCGTGGTAGACCGTCACATCACCGACGCCTGTTCGCTGATCGACAGCTACCTGGTCAAGAACTACACGCTGCCGCTCACCGCAGTGCCGCCCGCCCTGGAGAAGGTCGCGGCCGATCTCGCCATCTCCTTCGTCTATGGCGACGCCGTCGAAAAAGACGGACCGATCGACCGCGCCTACCGCGACGGCTTGCGCTGGCTCGAGCAGGTTGCCCGCGGCCAGGTCGCGCTTGAAGAGGACGGGATCGTTCCGCCGGCTGCCGGTGATGGCCGCGTCCAGATGACCGGCCCCGATCGCATCTTCTCCCGCGACAGCCTGAGGGGATTCTGATGGTCTCGTTCGTTCTCGACGATCGCCTGGCACGTCAGACGCTCGATATGCTCGAGCGGGCCGCTGCCAATCCGCGGCCCGTCTACGACGCGATCGGCGCGCATATGGTGTTTTCCACCCAGCGCAACATCGAGCTCGAGCACACGCCCGAAGGCCGGCCGTGGCCGCACCTTTCGCCGCGCACCGCCGCACAGCGCATCGGTCGGCGTCGCCGCGGCTACGACCACATGCTGCGGGTCAGCAACCGCCTCTACAAGTCGATCTCGTCCGACGTCCTGGCTGATGGCGTCGCCTGGGGCAGCAACGTGGTCTACGCACGGATCCACCAGCTTGGCGGGGTGGTGAAGTTCGATGAGCGTGAGGCCACGATCACGCTCAAGAAAATCCGCAAGCGCGGTGGCGGCGTCCGAACCCGGTTCGTGCGCCAGGGCACCAAGGGCGGCGAGGAGCGCACGGTCAAGGTCGGCGCTCGCGAGATCGTGGTGCCGGCGCGCCCCTACCTCGGTGTGTCGGAAGTCGACCGCCAGACCATCGTTGACATCGTCGCCGACCACCTGCGTTCGGAGGCCGGGCGTTGAGCGCCATCGACGAGATCAAGGCGCGCCTTCTCGAGGCGCCCACGCCGTTCAGCTTCGTGCGGGGCGCCACCGCGCTCGCGCAGGTGAAGGATCGGCCGCCCGGACAATTGCCCTGCGCCTATGTGTTGGCGGCCAAGGACGTGTCCGCCGCCAACGAGCGCGCTACCGGCTCGATCCTGCAGCGCCAGGAGCGCGACGTGCTCGTCGTCTACGTGCTCGAGGACCTCGGCGATGCCGAGGGTGATGCGGTCATTGATCCGCTCGAGGAGATCAAGGCGTTCGGTCGCGGCCGCCTGATCGGCTTCGTGCCCACCGACATGAACGAGCCGATCACGCACATCGCCGGCGAGATCGCCCAGGCGGTCGCCGGGACCGTGTGGTTCGAGGACACCTTTTCCGCCCCAACCTATCTCAGGGAACTAGTCTGATGGCCAAGTCCACCGCCCCCGAACTCCCCGCCTCGCCGGAACCGACACCTCCGGCCGAGCGCCCCGCCACGGGCGGCAGCTTCATCCGCAATCCGGATGGCAGCCTCTCTCCGAGTGAGCCTCCGACCGCGCCCGCGGGCTACATCGAAAAGAAGGGGAACTGAGCCATGTCGCTCTATGTCGACAAGCTGGCGATCCTCGCCAAGATCGAGCCCGCATACGGCACTGACGCAATCCCGACCGGCGTCGCCAACGCCTTGCAGGTGAGCAATGTCACTTTCACTCCGCTGGCGGGCAGCGAAGAGAACCGCGACCTGATCAAGCCCTACATGGGCCATCAGGGCGTCACGCTTGTCGGCAACTACCGCCAGATCGAGTTCGACGTCGAGATGGGCGGCGCCGGCGCCGCCGGTACCGCGCCCAAATACGGCGTGTTGCTGCGGTCCAGCGGCTTCGGCGAGGTGATTTCCGCCGGCGTCGAGGCCAGCTATTCACCCGTATCGGGTGCCTTCGATGCCGCTTCGATCTACTATTTTCTCGACGGCAAGAAGTGGGTGATGCTCGGCTGTCGCGGCAAGGTCGCGTTGACCATCGAGCCGCTCAAGAAGCCTCGCTTCAAGTTCACGCTGTCTGGCCTCCTCGGCACCGTCTCCGATCTGGCGCTGCCCACGGCCGACTATACCGGTTTCATCGAACCGCCCGTTGTGTCGAAAGCCAACACGACCTTCACCCTGGGTGGCCTCGCGGCGCCGATGGCGGGCCTCACGATCGATGGCGGTCAGCAGATCGAGCCGCGATTCCTCGTCAACTACGAGGCGATCGAGCATGTCGACCGCAAGATGACCGGCTCGGTAGTGCTCGACCAGGTGCTGCAGGCAACCAAGGACTGGGAAGGCATCTCGATTGCCGGCACGAAGCAGACCCTGGCGGTCCAGCACGGCACTGCCGCGGGCAACATCGTCGCGCTCTCGGCCCCGAAGGTCCAGATCGGGCGCATTACCCATGGCGACAGCCAGCGCGTGGCCAACAACACGCTGCCGCTGATGTTCACTCCCAACGCCGGCAACGACGAGCTCGTCATTTCCGTCAAATAGCGGGCCTTCAACGGCCCCTTAAACACCAGGAAGCCCCGCCATGAAGTTCACGATCACAACCGAACACACCTATTCGTGGCCGGTGAAAGTGCGGATGCCGGACAGCGGCAACGCCGGCCAGTTCACCGAGTTCGAGTTCAAGGGCCAGTTCCGCGCCCTGCCGCGCAGTGAGAGCAAGCAGCTGCTTGAGCAACTGGGAACCGCCGATAGCGATCACACGCTGGAGGGGGCGGAGGTCGCCACGATCCGCAAGGTGCTGACCGGCTGGAACGAAGAGGTAGTCGGTCCAGACGGTGCTCCGATCGGGTTCGGCGACGGCCCGTTGAACGCCGCGCTGGAGTTCCCGTGGTTCCGTCGTGCCGTGCTGGTTGCCTATGGGGCATCCCTTCAGGACGGCGGGCCCGCCGCGGGAAACTGAGAGCGGCCGCGCGGCACTGGGTCTTCGCGCGGCTGGGGCGGGCAGACCCGCAGCAGCCCAACAGGGTCACGGCCGCCACGGTGGCCCAGTTCGCCGAGCTCGGCGTCCAGGTGCCGGCGGTGGCGATCGAGGAAGATCAGGACGTGTTCGAGATCTGGGACATCAACGCAATCGCCCTACGGGTGTTTCTCGATATGGCGACACAGTGGCGAGTGTCAGTGCTCGCCACGATGGACCGCGCCATCCTGAAGCGGACCGGGCTCGACTACACGGCGCTGCAGGGTGTCATCCGGCTGCGCCAGGTCAAGAAGCGCGGAAAGGTATTTGACCAGGTCCGAGTGCTCGAGGGCGCGGCGCTCGAGGCCTTCGACGAGGCGTTTCCATGAGCGCTCCATTCGTCATCTCCATGAAGATCGCTGGCGACAGCAGCAGCGCCGTGTCGGCGACGGGCGCTCTGCGCAAGGAACTCAACGACCTCAACCGGCAGATTGTTCAAACCTCGGCAGCCGCAGGAACCAACCTGCAGCAGCGGATCGACGCTATGGTCGGCGTCGGGACGAGGGGGGCGTCGGGCGGCCGGGGCGACGATATTGCTGCCTATGGGGTGGAGCTTGACCGCCTCAGGGCGAAATACAATCCGCTGTTCAGCGTCATTCGCCAGTACAAAACCGAGTTGTCCGAGATCCGCGCTGCCAATCGGCTGGGCGCGATCACGGAAGAGGAAATGGCCGACGCCATCAACCGACGTCGCGCCGCCACGTTGGCGGCCATCAACGCCATCAAGGGCGGTTCAGCGGTTCCCGGCTCTGGCGGTCAAGCTGGCAACTTCCAGACGGCCAACATCGCGGCGCAGCTGCAGGATGTGATTGTCACCGGTGCTATGCCGGGGGCGAATGCCATCACAATCGCCCTGCAGCAGGGGCCCCAGCTGTCGGCCATCCTCGAGCAATTGAAGGGTCAAGGAAAGTCCACCGGCGCGGCCTTGCTCGGCGCCTTCACGTCAATCCTGTCACCGATGTCGCTTGCGACGATCGGCGTGGTCGCCCTGGGCGCGGTCACGCTTCAGGCCTTTTCACAATTGTCGCGATCGGGAGAAACCGCGGCTCAAACGCTAGAGCGTTATGCCAGCAGCATCAGCAGCGTCGTGGCGGGCTACAAGAATGCGGAGACAGCGGCAAAGGACTTCTCTGACAACGCCGGCAAGCTGCCGATCGGGGTCATAGAGGCCAAGCTGGGAAAGACGCTCAGCGAGGCAAACAAGGAGGTCGCGCAGTTCCGAGATCGCGCCTACTCGACCGGCATCCTCATCGCCAACTCCTTTAATGGGACAGAAGCCTCCGTTGGAAAGTTGCTGGTCGGATTCTCGAAGGGCGAGATCTCGGCGAGCGAGCTGCAGCTTGGACTGGCCAAAATCGGCGCAACTGACCTCGGGCCGCTAAACTTCCAGCTTCGGTGGATCATCGATGGCATGTCGGAAGGCGTCACCAAGGCGAAGGCGCTGGAGTCTGTGCTGGTCTCAATCGAGCACGCCCTAGCTTCGGCGGCCGTCAACGGTGGCACCCAGATTGGGCTCGATAGCTACGTCGCCGGCAAGAAAAGCGCCGAGGGCCATCAGATCGAGATGGATGCCATCACCGCCAAGACGCCGGCGCAGTTGGCTGATATTGCCCGCCGCCGCGTGGCACTGGAGGTGTCGGACCAGGAACTCTCAGAGGCGCTCAAGAAGCAGAAGATCGACGAGGCCGGCGCGCTCGCGTATGCGCAGGCCAGCAAGGGGATGGTCGATGCGGATCGTAGCCGCCTCCGCGCCCTGAACGACAACGTCGCCGCCCAGCAGTTGGCCCTCGACGTCATCGGCCTGTCGGTTGGGGAAACCGAGCGCCTGACATTCGCCCGACAGAACCTCGCTGCGGCCGAGGCCGAGGCGGCGCAGAACGGCACCACCGTATCGGCCGCCTATAGGTCCGAGGTCGAGCGCCTGGCGGCCAGCTACGGCAAGCTGCAGGAGTCGATCGCTCTTCGAAAGCTTGGCAGCGATCTGCAGTTCGACCGTGACCAGCTGTTCCGCACTCCGATCGAGCAGACTGTGGCATCGACGCTTCTGCCGATCTTCGGCAATGACCTGACCTCCGCCCAAGCGCTGTTCGCCGCCAACCAGATTCGCGTCAACGAGCAGATGAAGGAGTTCAACGATGTCGGCCGCGAGATAACCGGCGGCTTCCTCTCCACCCTAAAGTCGGACCTGCTGAGCGGCACCAGTCTCTTCGGCGCGCTCGGCAATGCCGGCGTCAGCGCGCTCGACAAAATCGCCGATCGGGCGCTGGACATGGCGGCCGATGGTCTGTGGAACATGATCTTTGGGGCGGTCGGCGATAGCCTGTTCGGCGGCAGCACTGCCAGCAAGAGTGTCCTCGGCCTGATCCCCGGCCTCGGTTCGATGCCCGGCAACGCCGCCGGCACCAACTACTGGCGGGGCGGCCCCACCGCGGCCAACGAGAACGGCCGCGGCGAAATCTTCGACCTCCCCAACGGCACGCGCATCATCCCGCACGACGTCTCGATGGAGATGGCCCGCGGTGGCGGTGCCGGCGGTGTGGTGTTCGCACCGGTCAGCAACTTCTACCTGCAGGGCGGCCAGGCCGACATGGGCGCGTTTCAGCAGATGCTGGACGAGCGGGACCGCGCGTTGAACGCCCAGTTCGAGCAGCGCGTGGCCGCCTACCTTGCCAACCCGAATCGGCGGACGGGCTGATGTCCGATCCGCTCGCCCTCGCTGACTTCTGGGACTTGCTGCCGGTCGCTTCCGGGACCGTCTGGTCGCAGAAGCGTAACGATGAGCTTGCCGGTACCGGCGGCGCCGACACCATCCCGATTGAGCAGGCCGACCCGCTCTGGTCCGGCCAGGTCGTTCTCGATTGGTCGCGCTGGCCGGAAGCTCGCCGCCTGGCGGCGCGTGTCCGCTCGCTCGAGGGTTCGCTCAACACGTTCCTGATGCCGAACCCGATTGCCCAGTACCCAGCAGCCGACTTGGCTGGAACGACGCTCGGCGCCGCGACGGTCAAGATACTGTCGATCGGGGCCGACAACAGCTCCATGCGGTTCGAGGGCCTGCCGGCTGGCTATCAGCTGGGCTGGGGCGATATCGGCGAGGTGGTGTTCAGCAGCAACCCGGTGCGCCGCTACGTCTTCGAGATGCACGGCGATGTGGCCGCCGCAGGCGATGGCAAGACGGCCAATACCTCGGTGCACCCGCACGTCTGGCCGGGCGTGGCGATCGGCGCGACGGTCAACTTTAAGCGGCCGGCCGCCAAGATGTTCATCGTCGCCGGCACCCTCAAGGAGGGCGCCATCCGTTCGGGCATTGTCTCCGGCATGTCGTTCTCAGTGCTCCAGAGGCCCTGATGCGCGGTTCCGATCTTGCTACCGTCACCGCCCTGACGCGCTCCCGCCATGACGGTATCGCCCCGCGCTACCTGGTCAGCATCTCCGCTCGTCCGCTCGCCGGTGGCGACCCGGTGCAGTTCTGCTTTTGGAATGGGCTATTGCCGCTCGACATCGCGGTGATCGGCGGTCGGACTGGCGAGCTGGAGACCCGCACCTTCCAGGCGGACAACTCGCTGCTCGAGGTGGGCAAGATCAAGCTCACCAGCGACCTGACCATCCGGCCGGCCACCTTCCGGCTCAACCCGGCCCATGCCGCGGTCAAGGCCATGACGGCCGGCTACTCGCTGCGGCTCGCGCCGGTGGAAATCCATCGCGGTCTGCTCGACGTCGATACCAGGCTGCTGGTCGCGCCGCCGCGCTGCCGGTTCCTCGGTTTCGTCGAAACCATGCCACGCCGCAAGGCTGCCGCCGGCGAGGTCGGCTCGCTGACCTTCAACTGCATTTCGGAGACCGTTCAACTGACCCGCACCAACCCGTCGAAGCGCTCCGACGAGACCCAGCGCCTCCGGTCGGGCGATAGGATGATGAAGTACGCCGAAGTGGCGGCCGAGTGGGAAATCCCCTGGGGCGAAGCCGAAGGAGAGAGGTCATGAGGCGGCTTCCAGACTGGCGCCAGCGGCTTGAGCTCTTCATCGACAAGGTGGAGCGTGACCAGTTCGCCTACGGGACGGCCGACTGTGGTCCAGGCTGGGCCGGTGCCGCGGTCGAGGCGGTGCTGGGCATCGACATCGCCGTACCATTTCGCGCCCGCTACAGCACGGCCAGCGGCGCGCTGCGCGTCATGCGCGAGGCGGGCTTTTCCAACCTCGGCGATATGTTCGGCAAGCTCCTCGAGGACGCCGCCGGCAGTCCCTGCGAAATCCATCCGTCCGCTGCCCGCCTGGGCGACATCATGGCAATCGCCGATGACACCGGCTTCGGCTTCACCCTGGGGATCTGCAATGGCGAGCGCATCCTTGTGCGCCGGCTCGACGGCAAGGGAACAGTCGATCGGCTGATGGCGGCTCGGGCGTGGGGGCTGGGCCATGTTTAAGCGGCTGCTCGCTGTCCTGGCACTGTCGACTGCGCTCGTCTCCGCCAGCTTGCAGCCGGCACAGGCAGCACCGGCGGTCGCCGCCGTAGGCGCGTTCTTCGCGACCCCGCTGGGTGGCATCGTCGGCAACTTCGCCCTCAGCCTCGTCGCCTCGAGCGTCGGCAAGCTGATCCAGCAGTTCACGTCGCCAAAGTCACCCAGCTCCGCGGCCGTGGCAGGTGTCCGAGGCTCGGTGGCCAGTGGCGGCGACGTGCCCCTCAGCTTCATTATGGGCTACCGGATGACCGCCGGCAGCTTCGCCTACCGCGGTTCGTGGGGTCAGGCTGGCAAGACCCCCAACGCCTTCTATGTCGAGGAACGGATCCTTTCCGACCTGCCGATGCCGAACCGGCCGGCTGTCTGGATTGGCGACAAGAAGGTGACCGTCGATTGGGCAGCCGCACCAACAGCCCAGGGCTATCCGATCGTCGAGGGCCGGGTCGATGGCAAGGATCACTGGTGGGTCATCTACCACGATGGCACCCAGACGGTGCCCGATGGCTACATGCTGTCGAAGTTCGGCAGCCATCCCGACCATCCCTACACCGGCGACATGATCGGCCGCGGCCAGGCCAAGGTCATCATGACCTTCAAGCTGAACCCCGACCTGATCAAGGCCAGCTATCCAAAGCTGAAGTTCGAGACCGATGGCATCCGCCTCTACGACATCAGCAAGGATTCGACCGCCGGCGGATCGGGCGCGCATCGCATCGACAACAGCGCCACCTGGGAGCCCTCGAACCTCCTCCCGGTTCACATCTTCAACGCGCTGATCGGCATTCGCTACGCCGGACAATGGGTGTGGGGAGGGCAGAACATAGAGGTCGGCCGGCTTCCGGCATCCACCTGGATTGCAGCGATCGCCGAGGCACGCGCGCTCGTCGACCTCGCCGATGGCAGCACCGAGCAACAGTACCGGGGCGGCTTCGAAATCACCGGCAATATGGAGCCCCAGGCCTTCATTAAAGAGGCTTTGAAAGGGTGCGCGGGGCGGTTCGCCGAGATCGGCGGCACCTACAAGATGATCTGCGGCGTGCCGTCGTCGGCCGCCTTCAGCTTCACCGACAACGACATAATCGTCAGCCGCGAGCAGGGCTACGACCCGTATCCGCTCCTTGAGCAAACCCACAACGCAATTCGGGCCACGTACCCCGAGCCGGCCGTTGGGTGGGCGACGAAGGACGCGCCGGCGCGCTACTCGGCAGAGCTCGAGGCCGAGGACATGGGGCGGCAGCTCGCCATCGATGTCGGCTACGAGATGGTGTTTTCGGGTAGTCAGGTGCAACGCCTGATGAAGGCGGCGATCGAGGAAGCTCGTCGCTTCCGCGTGCACCCGCTCACGCTACCGCCTGAGGCTTCCGAGCTCGAGCCTCTAGATACGGTCAGCTGGACGAGCGCGGCGAACAGCTACACCGCCAAGAAGTTCATCCTCACCGAGGTGGAAGATGAGCCGACCACGCTCACTCCGGTGCAGCTGCAGGAAATCGACCCAAGCGACTACGACTTCGACGCCGATGTCGATGAACTGCCTTGGTCGGTGGGTGAGCTCGCGACCACTCGGCCGGCGCCACAAGAGGTTTCGGACTGGGGGGTTGCGCCCTACACACATTTCGACGCGACGGGCACGGCACGCCGGCCGGGCGTCAAGATGTTCTGGGATGGCGACCAGCCCGACGTCAGGGCCATGCTCTACCAGGTGCGCCTGGCCGACACCGAAGACGTGGTGCTGAGCGGCGAGTTCGCTTCGACCTTTATCGATGGTCAAGGTGTCACCCCGGCTGGCGCCATGCTGTCCGACCAGGACTATGAGCTGCGCGGCCGGTACGATCCACTCTCGAACCGGCAGACGGACTGGACCGAATGGACACCTGTGCACACGCCGGACCTCCCCGACGTCGAGCTGCCGCCCATCACCCCGAACATGCTCGGCGAAGAGCTGGCGAACCAGTCGGCCGTGCTCATGGGCAACCAGAGCGGTTCGATCGCTGACCAGCTTGCGAGACTTCGTCAGTTGCAGGAGCTGCTGGCCGGCGCACTGATGGATGTGAGCGCCACCGCCAAGGAGCGGCTCGACGTTCTCGACGTGACCACTGGGGGCGCCAACGCGGCGGTGATCCGGAACGAGAAGGCGATCGTAGCCGAGGGCGAGGCGCGCGCCCTCGCCATCCAGGAGGTAGTCGCCAACGTCAACAACGTGATCGCGGGTGGCTATCTGCGGCTCGAGGCGACGGTGATCGAAGAGGGAGCCTCGGCGCTGATCACCGCGAAGGTGCGGGCAAGTTTCCTCACCACGTTCTCGATCGCCGCATGGGTCATCAAGGCGACGGCCGACAACGCCGGCGGCACGACCAGCGAGTTCGGCGTCTATGCTCACAATTTCAGGATGTTCAGCCCCACAGGCGAGGTCGGGGTATCGGTGTTCGATGTCGACGAGGACGGCATCGCCACGATGGTCGCCGCCAAGGTGGGCACCATCACCGCCGGGCTGCTGAAGGACCCCGCTGACACCTACCGTTTCGACATCGCCAACGGCCGGCTCTATCGCGTCGACGGTAAAGTCGACCTCGACCTGAAGCTCGGCCGGCTGATCTTCCGGAAGGCCGTCTGATGGCGATCGACCGGCTGCAGATCGACATCGAGGTCGGGCACTTCGCGCTGTTCCGTGAGCCGGCAGTGGCGCCATTCGATGCGCCTTTCACGGCCCCGCTGGCGCATCTGGAGCTGGTCAAGGTCCATTCGGCGCTCGCCTACCTCCAGCTCGCCGTCGAGATCGACATCACCATCAACCACGCGGCGGTGGCAGCCAGCCACGGCTGGGACTGGTCGACGTTCTCGAACAACTGGACGCCCGAGGCCTACTCAATCGACCGGCTGCTGGGCACCCACAACCTCGGCAGCATCCCGATCTGCATCGTCGCCAGCGGCGAAGGCATCGTCGATCCCGGTTTCCCGATCCAGACAAACGGCTCTGGTGGCGCTCGCTATCTCGATATCTACCTCACCGAAACCGAGGTGCGGGCCAGAGAACGGGTCGACAGCGGCACCGGCGCGCTGCCGGCGCTCAACCGCACCTACAAGCTGCTGGTGCTGCGCGAGCCGACCGTGGTGGATGCCGACCTGGTGTTCTCGGCCGAGGACGGCAACGTCGTCGCGGCCGGCGGCCTGTTCAATGACGATTTCCACTACCTACGTGCCGTGGCGGCGGGCGAAAGCCCATACCGAGCCGGCATCACCCAGCAGATCGACACGGCCGGCGGCATCTGCAAGTTCATCGATCCGTTGAACAGCCCCACCTACGACTTCTACCAACCCAGCGCCTACACCGGCTCGTTGGTCTCGGTTTCGACGGTTGAGGTGCAGCGGTGAGCCTCGAATTGACGGCCAGCAAGATCGAGGTGCTGGACGAGGATGGCGGGCTGATCCTCGACCACAACACTAGGCTGATCCCGGCGGTTCAGAAGGTGGCGCTGACCAACATCGACGTGGCCTTTCCCGACGTGTCGAAGGGCGTCAGCTCGATAATGAACACCGGGACCAAGGGCACGTCCTCACAGTCGCCGAGCAACCGCTCCTGGCGCTCCTATGCCTGGGGCCTGACGATCACCGCCGGCGTGCAGCAGGGCGCCATAGACCTCGCAACGATCACCTCTGGCCTCGCGCCGACACTGCTTCTCGGCAATGTCAGGGCCTTCCGCTCGGTCAATCCACGCGAAAACGTCTTCGGGCCGTTCACCAAGTCGCTGCTCGAGAACGTCGATCAGCCGATGCGCTCGGGAGCGCGGCTCGAGTTCACCGCCTGGTGTCGTCGCATCGTCTGGTTCGACATTGCGGGCGGCAAGCTGCGGCTCAACTGGAAGCAGTCGACCCGAGCCTACGATCCGAACCAGCTCGATCCAGAGGTGGCCTCTAGCTGGCCGACCCGATGGAGGCAGCTGGACGCGCCGCCCGCCTATCAGATCGGCAGCTCGTACGAGGAAGCGCCGGCAGAGTCCGGCACGCTGCCCGGCTCGCCCGGTGGCGTCTTCCCGCCCAACACCAAGCCGACGCCGGCCGTGAACAGCGGTCCGGGCGGCGCGATCTCGTTCGCCAGCACCTGGCGCTTTTCGAAAATCAACATCTGGCTCTGCCAGGTCTAGGAGCCGTCATGACCCGCCTGTATTCCGGCACCGCGACCGTTGCCAACGGATCGACCACCGTCACTGTCACCAGCGGCGCGCCGCTGAGCAACGCCAATTGTCCAGCCGATGGAGCGGTCACGCTGGCGGGGCTATCCGGCCATGTCGCCAGCCGCACCACCACCACGGCGTTCGAGCTGGTGCGGCCTTACCCTGGCGCCAGCGGCTCAGTCGCCCTGACGATCGATCCGCTGACCCCGGATGCACTGTCGGTGGTCAACCTGGCTGTGATGGCGGCTCGGGTGCAGGCGCAGCTGAACGTCCTCGACAGCAATAGCCAGGGCCTGTTCTTCCGCCGCCTCGGGGTGACTGGTGCCGCGGATCCGGGACCCGGATCGCTCGCCTTCGACGCGGCGGCGGCCGGCGATATCACCGCCTTCTACATCGACCCGATCGACCGCAACGAACGCGTCGTCTCCGGCCTGCTGCGGCAGTGGACGGTGGGGACGGTGCTGGTGATCCGCTCGCTCGCCACCACGGCCTACGTCGCCCTCGAAATGACCGCCAACGTCACCGATCACACCGGCTGGTTCTCCGGCTCGGTGCGGTTCGTCGAGAGCGATGGCGTTCTTGCGGATGGTGAAGACGTGGCGATCGGCTGGTTCCGCATCGGCAACGGCCTCGCCTTCGACGAGAGCGGCAGCTTCGCCGGCCGTGACGCCTTCGATGGAGAAGCCGGCGGCTTCGTCTACCTCTCCGACGATGGCGATGGCGGTGCGATCACGGGCGGCGTGCTCTTTGTGAAGGCCTCGGCAACCGGTGGTGACTGGGGACCGGCCATTCCGCTGCGCGGCGCCAAGGGCGACCGTGGCTGGGCTCCGAAATTCGCCCTCGTCACCGATGCAGCCCGCCGTGTTTTGCAGCTGGTGGGCTACGTGGGAGGCGAAGGCGTTGCGCCCATCGCCAATCTCAATGAGTACGTTGGCCCTGCCGGGTACACCCCGGCGCTGGCAGTAGCTGTAGACGTAAGAGGCGCCGCCGGCACGAATGGCACGAACGCCCCGGCGGCAACGATCGCCATAGGCACTGTCACCGCCCTTGCCTCGGGTGCTGCGCCCACCGTGACGAACGCGGGTACCCCCAACGCCGCAATCCTCAACTTCGGGTTGCCGGTGCCAGAGGACGGGGTGGACGGCGTTGACGGCACGGACCCCGGTATCCTGCTGATCTGGGATGAGGACAATGTCGATGCCACCCAGGGCGCCGGCCGCGTCTGGGCCGACAACGACGCCCTGGGCTCGGCCACCAAGATCTACGTCAGCAAGACCAACCGTGCCGGCGACAACATTGCCGCGTTCCTCGCGACCCTGGACAACAGCACCAATCCCAGCCGCAAGGGCACGATCGTCCTCACCCGTGCTGGCGGCAATGCGCAATTCACCGCCGACATTACCGCGCTCACCGACGCGGCGGGCTACGTCAAACTCAGCATCGCCAACCCGTCAGGCACCACCGGCTTTATCAACAACGACCTGATCAGCCTGCAGTTCACGGCCGCGGGCGACCAGGGTGCCAGTGGCGCCGGCTCAGGCGACGTTGTTGGTCCTGGCACCTCGGTGGCCCACAGGATCGCCACCTTCTCTGGCACAACCGGTACCGCCCTCGAGGACAGCGGGAAGCTGGTGACCGATTTCGTCGAGAAGGCGAGCAACGGCTCGGACTTCACCAACAAGCAAACGACGCTCGACAACCTCAGCCTGCAGGGCGCCGACATCGCCTCAAACGCCACGATCAACCTAGAGACGGCCACTGGGTCGTTCGTCGATGTAACGGGCACCACGGCCACATCCGCCATCACCCTGAACGACGGTCACCGCCGCCGGGTGCGAGCGGCGGGTGCCTGGCCGATCACGGTGGGCGCCAGCCTGGTGCTGAACAACGCCGGGAACAACTACACCTGCGCCGCGGGCGACATGATCGACTTCGTGGCCGATGGCACCGTCATTCGCGGGACGGTATACCCGGTCTCGGGCGTGATGCCGGGCGCCGCACCGCAGGCCACCACCTACACCAAGGCCGAAACCGACACTCTGGTGGCTACTGCGGCTGCCGGTGCAGCGATGCGTGGCACGGTGCGGGCCGCCAGCATTGCCAATATCAACCTCGCGGCGCCCGGCGCGGCCGTAGACGCCGTGACGATGGCGGCAGGCGATCTGTTCCTGCCCAAGAACCAGACGGCGCCGGCCGAGAATGGCGTGTATGTGTGGAACGGGGCCGCCATCCCTGCAACTCGCGCCGCTCAATTCGACACCTACAACGAGCACCCTGGCACGATGATCGTGGTGCAGGAAGGGACGGCAAACGCCGACACCTTCTGGTACTGCACCAGCAACAAGGGCGGCACGCTGGGCGCGACGGCCATAGCCTTCGCGCAGCTCTCGCTCACGCCACCCGACGACAGCGTTACGAATGCCAAGCTCGCCAATATGGCGAATGCCACCATCAAGGGACGTTCCACGGCCGGGGCCGGCGATCCCGAGGATCTTACGATGCCGGCCGTGGCCACCCTGATGGCGGCGGCTAGTGGCATCCGCGAGAAGCTGACTGCCAACCGAACCTACTACGTTCGCTCCAATGGCAGCGACAGCAACGACGGTCTCTCCAACACCTCGGGTGGCGCTTTCCTTACGATCACCAAGGCATTGAGTGTCGTGGCTTCCCTCGACTGCGCCACTTTCAACGTTGTGGTTCAGGTCGCCGATGGAACCTATAACGAGGGCGTCACCCTGCCGAAGCCGCTTGGTAGCGGCACGTTCTCGCTGACTGGCAACATAAGCACACCGGCCAACGTCGTGATCAACGCGACCAACACCGGCGCAGTCACCGGGACGGACGCTGGTGTCTGGTTCGTTCAGGGCTTCAAGCTGCAGACCACGACGGGGGGATTGCTGATATCCGCCTATCGAGGCACGTCTCTTAGCTTTGGCTATATCAACTTCGGCAGTTGTGCCGGGGCTCACCAAATCTGTGCGGAGCAGGGTGCGCTTATCGCCGCGATCGGTCCGTGTTCCGTCACTGGCCAAAGCACTTACGCATTCATGTCGGCAAGCTTCTACGGTCAGATTATCCTCTACGGCCAGACCTTCACGTTCAGCTCCGGCAACAAGACCTACTCGATCTTCGCCTACGCGGCGGCGGGCACGATCAACAGCGGCAGCATGGTCTTCACTCTCTCGGGCGTGACCGTTACCGCCAAGCGCTATCAGGCTGAACTGACCGGCATCATCAACACGTCGGGCGGCGGAGCCTCTTACTTCCCTGGCGGCACCGCAGGCAGCACGGCGACGGGAGGGCAATACAACTGA